AGTGCAGCAGAAGGCGCACCACGGTACTACACATACAACGGATTGGACTCTAGTGGCGACACAGAAGTACTTGTAGGCCCAACACCAGACGGTGTCTACAGCCTTCGGTTTGACGTGGTTAAGCGACAAGCAGACTTGAGTGCTAACGATGATTCACTTCTTGTACCTTCGCAACCTGTGATTCACTACGCCGTAGCTTTGTTGGCTCGTGAGCGTGGTGAAACAGGAGGTACGTCAGTTGCTGAGTACTTCCAGATTGCTGACAAGTTTTTGTCTGACGCTATTGCTATAGACGCAGCAAAGCACCCTGAAGAGATGGTATTTAGGACTATTTAATATGGCTCAACAACTGCAAAGTATCAATCTTGTAGCCCCAGCGTTCAAAGGTGTTAACACTGAAGACTCGCCGTTGGCTCAGGACCCGTCGTTTGCAGAAATTGCAGACAACGCCGTTATTGACAAACGTGGTCGTATTGCTGCACGTAAGGGCCATACTGTTGTAACCACAACTAAAACTGTTCTTGGTACTGACTCGTTAAGAGCTATCAAAGAGTTCAAGGACGACGCAGGAAACACCAAGATATTTTCTGTAGGTAACAACAAGATAATCAGTGGTACGACCACACTGGTTGACGAGACTCCCGGCAGTTACACCATTACTGCAGACAACTGGAAGCTTGTGGATTTCAACGACAAAATTTACTTCTTCCAACGGGGTTACGAACCCCTTGTGTACGACAACGCAGGAGGCTCTGTAGTTAAGCTGAGTACAGTTTCTGGTGCAGCTGGCGTTGCGTCTGCTATGTACGGTAATGAAGTCCTAGCGGCCTATGGTCGGCTCTGGACAGCAGACTTTAGCAGCGACAAGTCTACCATCTATTGGTCTGACCTTTTGATCGGCCACGATTGGTCTGGAGGCACTAGCGGCTCCATTGATATCTCAAAGGTCTGGCCTGACGGATACGACGAGATTGTAGCTTTGGCTGCACACAATGGCCTGTTGATTATCTTTGGTAAACACAGTATTGTTGTGTACTCAGGCGCTGAAGCTCCAGCTACTATGGCACTGTCGGACACCGTGGCGGGCGTTGGTTGCGTAGACAGAGATACTGTGCAGCACACAGGAACCGACGTACTGTTTTTGTCACACACTGGTTTGAAAAGCTTTAGTAGAACAACACAGCAAAAGTCAATGCCTATCAGCAGTTTGTCAGGTAACATTACTAAGGACATTATTGCTGCACTACAAAACGAAGATGAGTTCTTTAGGTCTGTGTACAGTCCTGAGGAGGGCTTCTACCTGCTAACCTTTACTGGTCAGGACGTAACGTATTGCTTTGACGTACGAGGCACGTTAGAAAATGGAGCATACCGTGTTACTCGATGGCCGTCTACGAAGTTTACAGCGTACACGCGTTTAGACGACGGGACGTTGTACATTGGCACAACCAATGGAATTAGCACGTACACCGGCTACAGTGACAACGGAGAAGGCTACAGATTCAAGTACTACAGCCCAAGTCTAACCTTTGGCGATAGCTCTAGAATCAAGATTTTGAAGAAGTTGAAGCCAACACTGGTTGGTGCAAACAATGCAACAGTATTTATGAAGTGGGCGTATGACTTCGATACAACATACGCAACAACGGAATTTACTGTAGGTACTCAGATTACTGGGTACTACGGTGAAAGTGAGTATACAACAGTAGAATTTACAGGTGGACAGCTAACAAATCAACGTAGCCTCAACACCACCGGATACGGAACAAGTGTACAGGTTGGCTTAGAGTCAGAAATTGACGGGTCACCTTTGTCGCTACAGGAGATTAACGTAATGGCTTTGATAGGTAAATTGTTATGATAATTGCGAACCCAACATATATACCGCCTTATTACCAAACGATGACAACGGCTCCGCCGCCTGTCGGTGGGACAACACCAAGTGGGTCAATGACAGCAGGCGGAACTACCAATACCATTGCAGACACCCTAGGTGGTATCTTAGGCGGCATTGGCGGTTTCTTAGGCAGCACTGGCGGTCAACAGGCTTTAGGTACTGGCGCAGGCGCTCTACTTGCACAACAGGCGTACCAACGTTTGGGCGACGTAGGCGAAAGGGCTAGACGTGAGGCGTCTCAGATTGCACGTCAGGGCCTAGAGCAGACAGAGTTTAAGCCGTTTACTGTAACTACTGCTACTGGTGGCATGATGGGTGTCGGTCCTGAAGGCGGGACTACGATGACTGTGTCTCCAGAAGAAGCAGCACTACAGCAGCAACTTTTGAGTGGCGCTGGTCAGTTCTACGGTCAGGCCCAGCAACCTATGGACGCCCGTGAGCAGGCCGTGTTTGAGCGCATGAGAGCAGCCATGCGTCCTGAAGAGGAGCGTCAGCGGTTAGCTTTGGAAGAGCGTTTGGCAGCACAGGGACGCCTTGGTACAAGTTCTGCAGCCTACGGTGGCGCTACTCCTGAAATGCTGGCTATGGCTACGGCACAAGAAGAAGCCCGTAACAGAGCTATGTTGACTGCAATGCAACAGGCGCAAGCAGAGCAGGCGCAGCAGGCACAACTTGGTGGTCAATTCCTGTCCGCTGGTTACGTACCTCAGGCACAGCTGACTGCCGCAGTACAACCTGCTATGACTACTGCTCAACTAGCCCAACGTGGACAGCTGACAGGCGCTGGTATGTTCGGTGAAGCTGAAATGAGCGGCATTGAGGCTCTCCTGTCCTCAGGTATCGGTCAAGCTAACCTCATGGGTCAGATTGGTACAGGTTTGTTGCAGCAAGCGTTGCAGCCCACGTACGTAAGTGGTGCTGGTGGTGGAACAACTGGAGGAACCGGAGGCGGTAGCGGAGGTGGTGTCTTAGGCACTGGTAAGTCTATGTCTGAGTTCCTAGACGACGTAATAGGACTTGATCCGTCCGGTGGCGGCCTGTTCCGCCTTCTTCCGTTTTAATTGGAGGCTACAAATGGCTAAGTTTTCAACACAATTTTTACAGGGTCTTTTGCAGCCTTCGTATCAGCAAGGAATGCTTACGGCTGCACAACAGCTTGGCGCAAGACCACGTCAGATGGCACAGCAACGTATGATGGCTGGCATAGACACTAATACACCTCAGGGTTTGCAACAGTTGGCTAAATTTTATCAGTCTCAAGGAGACATGGAAAACGCTGTAAAGTACGCAACAGCAGCGCGTGACTTACAGGCACAAGGAGCAGCACAAACCCAACTTGTTGCTTTCCAAGAGCAAGTAGCAAAAGCAGCAGAAGCGGCAGGACTTAAGGACCAAGCAGCGACTGCACGATCTACTACGGACATGGACGAACTACGGGCTATTAGTGAAGACGTACGGACGTTTCAGATTGAGCAGTTGCCTCTAGACAATCCGCAGGTTATCAGGGCGCGTCTAAAGATGGCTGGGTTTACTCCTGCTCAAATCACGGCTATGGGTACGCTGTCGGCTGACGAAGCAGACGCCTTGCTTAAAGGTCGTACAGGTAAGCTGGAGGCTTGGCAGGACGCAGAAGGTAACATCAAAGCTGTTAATGTCAACGACTTTGGTTTAGTCTACAATGACCAGACTAACACTTACGTTAAAGCTAGTGAGCTTGGGTTGGTACGTAAGGCTCCAAATGTCGTACAGCAGATTGTAGACACTAGTCAACAAGTTGGTGCCGAAGAAATGGCAAAAGCCAATGTTAAAGAGTTTGTTGAGTTTAATGAAAAAGCCCAAGGCGCTCGTGACATGATTACTATAATTGATAGGCAAGCGGCTCGTTTAGAGGGAGGAATGCCTACGGGTCTTTTAGCAACAACAGAATTGACTTTAAGACGTATTGGCGAAGCAATAGGGATGCCTTACGATCCTCAAGTTACTACTGCTGAAAACTATATTGCTGAGGCAGCTACACTAGTAAGACAAAACATTAAAGACTTTGGTTCAGGGTCTGGTTTATCAGATGCAGATAGAGAATATGCTAAAATTGAACAAGGTGCTGACATTACGCAACAACAAGAAGCTTTATTGAACCTTATTAAAATAAGAAGAAAAGACTTGTTAAAAGTCATTAGTGATTTTAATACAGTAAGAGCAGCCACTGCAAAACGATTAGGTGAACAAAATATGACCAGCTTCCCAAGCATAACCATGCCAGAGGAGCCAGAAGAAGCAGAAGCAGTACTTCCCGAAGGTTTTGAATTGGACTAAAACATGAAGACAGCGACTAATCCACAGACAGGACAGAAAATATACTGGGACGGTAAACAATGGTTGCCGCTCAAGACTGCCACCAACAAAGCGACTGGAGAAGTCATTGGTATTGTCAACGGAGAAACCTTTACCGTAACTCCTCCTACTCCCCGTGAACCTGAGAGTATGCGGGAGATGATTGCAGAAACACCTGAGCGTTTCAGGGAGACTCGTGAGCGTTACAGGGGGCTTATGGAAAGACCTCCCGGCAAGTTTAGAGTAGCGGCTGATATTGCTGCCGGTGTTGGCGCTGCTGGAGAAACAGCAGGAGCAGTAGCAGGAGAAGCCTACAAAAGGTACGCTCCTGAGGCGCTTCAAGAGTTTGTCTCAGAGTCGTACGAAGCTTCTGACATCAAACGTGGCGTAGAGAAGCTAGGTGAGTTGGCTCAGGCGTATCCAGAGGAGGCTACTACTGCTGAAATGGTCCTGAACATAGGAACCTTAGGTAAGACACCAACTCCAAAGGTTCCCGGCGTTCCAACACCCGTCCGTGTTCAAGCCACCAGAATGGCTACAGAAGCGCGTCTGGAAGAAGAACGTAAGGCTATTGCAGACAGCTTACTACCTGAAGACTACGTCAAGGCACCGGGAACTGTGGAGCCTGTAGGGGCATTGAATCGCAACGTGTACATGCACTCGCCGTCTGAAGAAACTGTGATTGACTACCTTCAGACACTGCCAGACTACAAAGGTGACCGTAACCCAGCGGTAAACGCAAAGGTCGTAGACGGCCAACTAGCTAAACACGAGGCTGACCTACAGAGTTACATTAACAGGTCTCAGAACCCTGCGACTCAGGTACAGGACCTAACTGACTCTTTGGAAGAACTTAAGGCTGGCTTCCACGACCTTGATGACTACGTTGAGTTGATGCCCGATGCACAGAAAAAAGTGGACCTGTTTATTGACACGGCTGTCAAAAGACTCCAAGAACGAGCAAAGAAAGGTAACATTACAGCCAGAGACATCCTTGAAGTCAGGCGAGCCCTTGACAAGCAGATATTCCGTAAGAAGCCTACGGCAGGGCTTGAGAATCCTGACCTAGCTAACGCGAAAGAAGTAGCAGGTAAGTACGTACGGGACGAATTAAACCAAGCGTTTCTTAAGTTGATGCCTGATGACGAAGCCTACCGACTTATCAATGGTATGTCTATGTTGTTCAGGGCCAAGAACCTGCTTGATGTTAAGGCAGGTAGAGCCATAAATCAAACAATGGTTGGCCGTACGATGAAAGGGATTGAAGATGTGTCTGGCCTGCGTTTTCCTACTACTCCTCTCGCTATCGCTGCTACGGCAGGTGCTGCAGGGTCAGCCTTGGCTGGCTTCCCAGTACTAGGCCAGATTATCGCTGGTGGCGGTGTAGGCATGGGTGTTGCCCGAATGACCCGAAAAAGAAGAAGAAGGGAGGTCGTAAGGGAACTAATACGAGCCACGGACACAATGATTAACAGCGGTAACGTAACGGCAGAAACTCTAGCTACACTACGGGCTGACAAAGTTATGTTGGCTCAGATGCTTGCGGACATCAACGAGGAGCCTGAGAATGAGCAGTGATATCTTTGAGATGCGTAAGGCTTTGGCTTCTAGGACTTCTCCGTTAGCACAAAGAGCCGCAAAAGAACAAATTTCTGTTGTGGCAGACACTCTATTTAGTCCTGTTGTAGAAAACCCCTTTGGTTCTTTACCTATGGCGGCTTATGCAGGTTCAGAAGGCATACCCATGGCTGCCCCCAGAAAGACTCAGGTGGACGTTATGGCTCCTTTAAACTTTGCTGCTGAAGAGTTGACTACCCCTGCTAACGCTCCTTTTGTCGCCGCTCCTCGTATGTTGTCAAGGGCTGGTAGTGCTTTTGTTGAAAACATACCAACAGAGTTGAAAGATTTTTATTCCGGAGACCCTATCAAAAAAGCAAAAGGAGTTGCTGAAGGATTGTTTCAAAGTGCTAAAGGAACTGCTAGAGAACTTGTAGACCCGACTGAGATGGCGACTAGACGACAATACGGCACAGGCTCAGTAAGGCGCAAAGAGTCGGTCGAAACTGAAGACAAAGGCGTAGCAGAAGCAAGTCCTAAAGCTTCAGGTTTCTTACGCGCCCAAGCAACAGGCAAAGCAGTAGGCAAAGGTGACACAGTCATCGAAGCTTACCCTGCGTTAAAAAGAGATGCGGTGCAGGTAGGTCGTCTAGAAAATACTCAGGATGTTCAACAGGCATTGACTAGAGATAACCCAGATATAGATCAAGACATTGTAGATAGAGCCACAAACCACCTGTACGCCCAACAAGGCAAACAAGGACAGTTAGTCACAAGAAACAGAGCAACGTCGAGCACAAACTTAGGGCCTGAAGCCATAGGTCAAGCTAGAACTGCTCCTGTAGCTCTTAGGACACTGTACTCCCCTAAAAGCATGGAGAGTTGGTACGACGTAGTAGGAAACAACCCAAGCACAGAACAGTGGAAAGAGATGTTGGGTTTGTTTAGTGCCCTTGATAGGGATTTTTTGTTGCAAAACAAGAAGGTATTTGGTGAAAACCCTTCTGCCGCTGCCGTATGGGGTGCTTACTGGAAAGGTAAAAAGAGAATAAAAGAAGGTAAAAAGTTAGGCTCTGACCAAAAAAAGTATATAGACGCTATTGACAACCAAATGAAGACTCAAACAGGTCTTAAAAAGTACCTCTCTAAATTTATTCCCAACGCTTTTGTCAAGCCCAAAGGCCCAACAAGAGTTAACGAAATGAATGGTAAACTTGTATTGCAGCAGTCATTTAACTCTTCAGCTAAAGATTTAGGTGGTATGAATGCGTTTATTGTGGTAGACCCAAAGAAAGGTGAGTTTTACTCTATGCTGTCTGACGGTCACGATTTGCTTGGACAAACGCCTCCCGGTTTTGAAGACCTTGTAAACGTAGTTCCCATACAGAAGTACAAAATAGGTGGAGGTAAAGAAGCGGGAGGAGCGCGACCTAAGAAAGAACTAGAGGTCGCTTCGGAAGTCTATGAAGACACTGCAGAACTAGAGAGACGCTCTGGTATTCCTAGACTTAAAAACGAGAGTGTTTCTGCGTACCAAAAAAGAGTAGCCAGAGACTTTAAAGGAACTGCTACTACTGGAGAACGTCTTGAGGCATCTGCTACTGCTGCTATGCCTTTGTCTGCTACGGGAATGCTAGTTAGGGACGAAGAAGAGCGCTAGATACGCTCTAGCACCCACTTTAGACCCATAATCTCACCACGTATCTCGTTGTTGCGAGCAGCAGGTATAGACTTAGTCAACTTGTTCTCAAGAACTTTGATTCGTATTTCGATGTCACGCTTGATGTTCATGTATACACCCCGTTAAAAAAGGGGGCCGAAGCCCCGTAAGTTACAACTCGCAGTTGTTGCCGGTGCAGGCTAACTGCTGAGACCCTTCCGTCATGTCAGAGTTTTCTGAGATTGCCCAGTCGATGGATTCAGGAAACTCCTTCTTCAGCTTCTCATAGGTCTCTAAGTCTATGGGTTCGTAAGGGGCCTGTTGGTACGTGTGTTCGGAATAAGGCAGGAACGAGATTCCGCTTATCTTGTCAAACTTGTTGTACAACCATTGGCCTACCTCAAGAAACTCATTATCACGGTAGTAACACGTCATGGACGGCTTGTGTTCACACCAGTGATCCTGATAGATCTCCCATAGCTCAAGTTGTTCCATAGCACCCATCTCAGAGGCCACCACAGCCCCGTCAGGAGACTTTATGGGGAAGGAGAATACCTTGGTAGTGGGTGACATAACGTCGTCCTCTACAGGCACTCCTGCGGCCTCTAAGACTTGACAGAGGGGG